GCACTTAAGTTCTTACTGGTAAGTACGATGTTAAGAACTTCTGAAATGTATAATAACTGCTTTTCAATATCCACTTCTGGCTTAACTACATTAACTTTCGCATCAGGATTTTGTATTACGTACACACTGCCTGGCGACATGTCAATATTGGCCGAATCTGCTCCAGTCACCACCAGGAACGACCATAGGTTATACTTGCTTGCGAAGCTTAAATCTGTAAGCAGCATAGGAATAACGATAGACATACGAACAAGGTCATCATCGCTAATTGGTATTAGGTGACTATCATCTGAGTTTGAAATAAAGGTCTGCGGGATAACGCCAAAAGGATTAATGCCCTCGGGGTTATTGAGAGCACTCATCTCGTCCATAACCGGATGCCCCTTGCCATCTACAATAACGAAAGAGTCCTTCGTCCAAATATGAAAGCGAGACTTATCCTCATTATCCTTATCAACATTTACATGCTTAACGAACTGAGTAACTCTATCCGGCTCAATTGGGTCATCGCTCATCACTGTATACTGATGCGATGCAAGAGATCTCATGCGAGGGATACCCTCATGATCGAGATACGGATCAAGTACAGTATGCTTCATATTTTTAAAGTAGCGGTTAGCAAACTTCATTTTCTGGTCAATACGCATCGACTCAGAATAAAGGTCGACAAGCTCTTGATCGTTAGGGTCCTTACTCTTTGGTCCGCGAATGGCTGGCTGGCGATAGACTTGAGATAACTTATTAATAATAGGCTGCATGATGTTTACAGGAACCTGGCGCTCAATTAGTTCTTTGATTGAATCAGGGTTTTTAAATTCAGATAAAATAGCACGCTCAAGTTCTGCACTGATCTTACCGTTGTAAATGTTGTACCGAATAAAGTCGTCGTTGATTCTCAACTGGTTGTCATTAGACTTAATGAACTCAATTGTTTCCTTAGCTGTAAATCCCATCGTTCCCCCTAGTAGTGTGTCTGAATTACTTTGGACATCTCGTTGTAATCTTTAAATATGTCATAACCCAGTGCATCACTTATATGTGTTAGCATCTTGTTTTTAGTATCCGGCTCACAAGTACCCGTCTTGTAGCTTACCGTTTCCAAGTCCTTAACTAGATAGGGACAGTTCTTAGTGTTGACGAATACCTGTTTTTTTTCAAATACTTTATTAACTAATGCCCATCGATCAACCCTCTTTGGATTGACTGACTGCGTGTGAATCATGATGTTATGATCCTTAATAATCTGGTGATCAGAGTAAGATGAGTTGGATGTTTTTCTTGAACCTGTAGCATCTGGTCTACAAAAGAAACCCTTGTCATGCTTAGGGTACTTATTCTTAATGTGTCTGCATATTAGCTCAGTACTTGAGTCAGGTAAGAATGCTTCATCAAAGATATACTTCTTACCATTGATCATGTGACCAAGGCTTGCAGTCATAGGTGAGCGGTTAAAGTCCATACCTATATAGATCGGCAGCTTTGGGTCATACTCTTGGTTGGTGTGATTTAGTCCACGGTCAAATGCGTAGTAGATTCTACCGGTGAACGTCTCAAACGATGCCTCGTATTCTTGCTTGAAAGATTTTTCATCAAGGTTTCGCTTAGCCTCTTCGATCTCAGCAATACCCTCTGGAGTTTGAAAGAATGGTGAGTCGATTGTTTTAAAGGCGAATGCCTCCCAACCCTCATCAACCTTAGCTTTTTGAAAATAATCATGTGCGTGGTTGTAACCCTTTGGAGTGAATGCAAAAATAGTATCGCCCAGTCTACCGCAAGGCCTACGAAGGGTTGGCCTTAGAGCTGTGAACATTGCATCATTTCTAAACTCGGCAAACTCGTCGAAGATAAATCTATCGAACTCAACACCTCGAACACTATCAGCTTTCTCGCCAGTATATAGCTTCACGCTGGAACCGGTGTAGTTATCAACAATTTTTAGCTCTGACTCATTAGACCTAAAATCCCAGTTAAGATCATTCAGCCGGCCCTTAAGTTGGTCCCACATAATATCCTTAGCGATTTGTCTAGTGGGTGCTGCATAACCCACTGACCTGCCGGGCTGATTAAGCGACTCAATAATCTTTTCACGGATAAGAAATGTTTTACCGAAACGTCTACCGGCACATAAGACTTTAAAGCGCGCATCACTCATCCATATTTTACGTTGGCCAGGGTGGTCTGATATTGGATGGCGGTCGCTCATTCGACCTCTGGTAGTGGTCGTCTATCCACGGCTTGATCGTCGGCAAAGGATTTTTCAGCAGATAGCTCAGCAAGCTTTTCGCCGTGCTTAAGAACCGGTCTAACGAATGATAGAGCTATTTTTACTTTCTCTGATATCTCGATATCCTCTTTGCCATCCATGCAATCATTAAGAAAATCAAGACACTTGCTAATCGACTTAGCTGAGCGCAAATTATTCTCGGCCCTGAGATCCCTTACAAGGGCTTTTTTTTCATTGGTTAGGGCTTGGGCTAGCCTTTTTTGCTCAGCCTGGTCTAGCTGCAATTGAGCTAAGTACTTGGTAAGATGAGGGTTGTTGTTAATATCCCTCATTACCATCGGACCGAAACGGGCCTCAATGATGTCCAGCTTATTACCTGCGAGCTTTAAATCAATGTATTCTTGCTGGATATCAGTTAGCTCCATATATTGACCATCATATAATGCTATGCCAAATGTCAAGAAATCTCAACAATTGTCAGGATTATAATGCTTGACTAATTCGGTATGATTAGTTACTATCTAGGTATAGAGAGTAACTAAGGAGATGAGAATGAAAAGCATAAGATCAGAAGAGTACAGATTACTGGCACTTGAATACACACAGCTTAAAAAGCGCTCGCTTGAGGACTCAAAAAGACTCAAAGAAATAGGCGACACATTCAAAGACAAGTGTGAAGTGGGTGTGACCAAATGCGGCGACAGCCTTATTGATATATCGCTCAAGTCATCCGAGACTGTGGATAAGAAAAAACTAATATCCGAGCTGGGTGACAAGGCAAAGAAGTTCCTCAAAAAAACTGAATACAAAACACTAACATTAAAAAAGGCGGCGTAACATGTTCATACTAGAATTAAATAAAAGGAAAGTAATCGACATAGACATAGACGGCATCGACTCAACTGATTACCCTGACTTCTGTGATGCATATGTATGCAGCGCAATATATGAGGACACCGGGAAAGAGTTGAGTGATGACGACTATGAAAAACTCAATGATCAATACCACGGCGAAATAAGTGCTGAGGCATTGATGATATCAATAGGGGCGCACTAATGGGAAAAATTAATGTCAATGCTGAAGGGAAAGTAATAATGAAAAACCAAGACGACGTTATGCTAAAAAACATGAACACCGACAAGACAACATGGCACGCAAGTTTTGACCTTGCAATAAGTGATGCGTATGATCAATGCGCCGCTAACCCATTTAAAGTCATGCGATTTTCAACGCTGGCATTTGATGACAATGAGTTGGTGCGATTTCATCTTAAGGTAATCAGAGATTGCGACAACGTAAAAATATTGGACTGGCAAAGGACTATATCAAAATTCAAAGGAGCGGCTTAATATGAGTAAAAAACAAAGCGATGAATACTATGAGTCAATGCGCAAATCAATGGACAAGCCTGACATGAGCCAGATTATATTTTTGATTGATAGCGAGCTTAAGCAACAAGCCTTTGATATACTAGAACGTGAGGGTTTAACTATGACCTTCATTTGCCAAAAAGCTGTAAAGGATTTTGTTGGACGTGAGCAAGCAATCGAAGAGGCTGAAAGAAAAGATAAAAAAGGCGCCGACTGAATACGTCTTAGTAGTTGGCGATGGCATCACCACTGAGGTAGTGTCATTCGAGACAAGCCTAAACCGATCTAAATTTATAGACACCATACTGGAGCTAGACGATGGAACCTATTTCACCTTTATTGTGCACAACGAAAACGAAACTCAGCACATGCACTAGGTGCGAAAAAGAATTTAAAGATCAAGGGTACGCTGATGAACTATCCCTATGCGACGACTGCGAGGCGACAACATGCCATAGCTGCGGTAACGGCGATGCGTCCTATGAGCGTAGCGATGGTGAATACGAATGCGTTGACTGTCATAGTGCTGGCATTGACTACACCTACGATATGATTTTGTACGGAGAATAGAAGGCGGGGCAGCTCATCCATGAGCAAACCCCTAAGTCGTTTCTATTCAACTAATTCACTGGAGGGTGAATATATGAAAATAATAACGGCCCTATTCATTTTAGTCAACATTGGCTGCACAGGCGGGTATACCCAAATGGATCGCGCAAATGACATAGCATGCGAGAATATGAAAACACTCGCTGCGGCTGATGCGTTACCTATAGACCCAAACAGGCAAGAGTTGATACGCACAGCGTTTGTACTTGATGCGTATAATCAAATATCTGAAGCAGATAGCGCTGACGAATTCACGCTATTGGCTTATTGCGATTACTAATGTTAAAATTAGTTAATGAATGACTTGTCACCCGAACAGAAAATGCAAAAACAAATCGATGAAATTCATAAGGCCGTTATCAAGATTGATAAAAGAACTGCACTCACATCACTATCCCTCAAAGGCGCATGGGTTGCTATCGCTGGTATGGCAAAAGCAGGATGGGACTACATGAGCCAGGGCGGCATTTAAAACCTATTCGATCTCAACGCCTTAATGCATAGCAGTAAAACCATTACCTTAATAATGAACATAACCAGCTCGTTAAGTACAATAGTTATCCGCATCTGGGATAAACTTTAAAGCCGCTTGATTTAATATATAACCTCTAAGACAATATATACATGGCCGTTGATATCTATGTGATACCTGACACGCAAGCCAAAGAGGGCGTTAAAAATCCCCTAATCGCTATTGCGAAACATATTTGTGATGTTAGGCCAGACATAGTTATCCACCTAGGCGATGCATGGGACTTTCCTTCACTATCACAGTATGAAAAAGGTAAGAAGTCTCATCGCGTCTACTCATACAAAAAAGACGTTGATGCTGGCAACCTTGCGATGCAAGAGTTCTGGCAAGAGATCAATATGAATTGGAATAGCCACGACGAATGGCCTAGGTTCATACTACTCGAAGGCAACCATGAGTTTAGAGTCAAGCGGGCTATCGAATACGGGCCAGAAGAGTTCGATGACCTAGTCAACGCCTACCCCATGGATACTGAGGGATGGCAAGTGATCCCATTCCTGCAAGAGATAACCTTACATCAGGTCACGTT